TATTGCAGCTTCCATAGTCTTTTGTATTTGCTGTTCTTCTCCTTCTTTTGTTAAGGCAATAATCTCGTCGTGGAATTGACCTATAGTCTTAATCCCATTCTTGCGACAAACTGCCACCCATGTATCAAAACAGAACACACCAGTACCTTGGTTTAACGTACTGAAACGGTCCTTGTCTGACCGTAGGCTGTACCAAAACTTAGATACAGGGTTCTGTACCCACATACTGCCAAACAACTCACGAACACGTAAGCCCTCTGCTACCTTCTGTACTGACCAGTTACGTGACCAAAAGGCATCAAGCAAGGTTTGTGCTTCTCCCTTAGTCATACCAGTCTCACGAGACAGTTTAGCTGCCCCTACGCCATATGTGGCACTATAGTTTACCACCTTATAGTTCTTGCGTAGTGCCTTAAGGCTACGTTCACCTGAGTTATGCTTGTCGATGTCCTCTTGTGTAATGACACCTGCGTGTTTAGCAAGGTCGAGGTGAGGGTCAAACCCATCCTTAGACATTTCTAGTACGTAGTCAGGGTCCAGAGGTTTCATATAGTGACGTTTTGTCGTATCCTCTAGTGATGTCATATCAGCACCACACAGTGTGTAACCCTCTGGTGCAGTCAGACAACCCCTTATTTCCTCTCCGTAGGGTTTATCAACGCTTGGCAAGTTAACCAATGGTCTTGCGTGACGAAAGCGGAGGGTGTTAGTGAACCCTGCAACAGTTGCTTGCACGTATCCATCACGTTCTGCGTCAACCATTCCCTTAAGAACACCAATGCGGTGAGACAGAACAGAGAGACCATCAAGGAGAGCAATAGAGGGTTCTGTGTCAACCAACTCTCGGACTGATGGGCATAGCTCCCCGTCTTTCCGTACTTGTTCCAACTTCCGTTCATCGCCTGTCACCTTATCTCTTAGGTATTTGAAGGTACGAGGTTTCCACCCCAAAGAGAAGAGCCAATCCTTGACCTGCTCCACACTGTTAGGGTTTGCACGTTCTTCCCCTGTTTTGACCACGATAGACAATGTAGAAACTGGTTGTTTCTCTTGTTTACATAGCTGAACCCATCGCTCCCCATGTGCAGATAAACTACCATCCTTTTTCTCCATGACCTTTGGTTTGTTGCGTGTAGCAAACAGGCTACGCTTAGGCATTGCATCGGCTAGAGCCTCTGTCTTTTCTGCCTTAAGTGTTTCCCATTCTTCTAAGTGGGCCTTAGCTTTCTCTACATCCAATTTCCACCGCAGGGTCTCTTGCTCTCTTGCACAATCAAGCTTGAATGACAGATACTGTATGAACCTGTGTTTCTCACTTGGGTCTTGGTACAACTTGTTCAACTTGATGTCCAAGTCACGCCATAGACGTGCGTTGATCTTGACGTCCTCATTGCACCTGTGAGCATACTCTTCTGGTGTTAGACTGTTCCAGTCCTTAATGACAGGCTTGGGTACTCCATAGTCCTCTCCGTAGCCCTCAAGACCATGCCGCATACGATCATGATTGAGATACCACGACAAAGCAAGAGTGTCTATAAGGTCGGCCTTGACCTTTACCCCAAGTACCTTTTCCACTGCAGGGATGTCGAACCTGATAATGTTGTGACCAATAAGCACGGGTGCTTCTTCAAAGAAGATACGCATAGCATCGTAATCATGGGTATGCTGTACTTTACCATCATTATCCATCCACGACAGAACATGTATCTTTGTCATTTCGTCTAGTAGGCCATCTGTTTCGATGTCAAATACTGGCACTAAATCACCTCTCGTAATGTGAACGTATCATAGTTAAACCGCATCTTACCTGCTGCACCTTCCTCAGAGGATGGGCGGTTCTTCTCAATCTTGAGATACGTTGTGTTGCGTTCCTGCAGGTCTTCTGCCTCTTTGTCACGGTACAAGTCAATGATAACTGATGCACGTTGACCAATCATCTTACAATACTTGAAGTCACCATTTTCATTGGTGTGACCAATAGAGACAATACCCACGTTTAATTCTGCTGCAAGTTTAGACAGACGGACTGACAAGTCAGCTAACTGTTGCTCTTTACTGTCCTCAGATGACCCAGAGACTACATCTTGGATAGGCTCAAAGAAAACAAACTTACAACCACAGGCTTGGCTAAAGAACCTAATCTGGTCGATCAAGTCTTCTGCTGTAGAACCATCCCCCAAGAAAAACTGGTAGAAGTTTTCATCACCAGTGATGTCACGGATAGCTTGAACCACATCTTCTTCACGTTGTTTCTCTTCAATCAAATCCCTACGTGTCAAGTTGTCGTTTAGATGGTACGACACAAGGCCAAGCAAGGAACGTAACTTTGTTTCCTCCAAGTGCCATGCAGCAATCGGGATACCTTTCTGTAACATGTTGTACTCAAGATACCGCATAAGCTCTGTCTTACCAATACCTGTAGGTGCTTTAAACACTGTGAAGTGACCTTGCATCAACCCAAGGATCTTGTCGTCTAGCCCTTGGATACCTGTCGGTACATACACATGCTCAGGAGTATCATGATACAACGACAGAAACTGGTCTGCAGTGTTCAGGATATTCTCTGGTGTGTACTTCTTAGCGTTCCACCATGCACTCTTAAACTCTGCTTGTGCGCCATTCTGTAGGAACTCGTTAGCATCCTTGTACTTGTCGTGTGGTACACGGTAGATCTTGTTAGGGAACAACTTAGCCATACGGTCTGCAATAGCGTTACCTGCATCATCATTATCCACTGACAAGATGATCTTATCGAAACCGTCTAACCACTCCTTACAGTTCTCCCACAGCTTCTTAGAGGGCGTAGCAGAGGGCAGAGAGACCACAGGGTTAGTGTAACTGCTCTTGAGCATTTGAGACACTGACAAGGCGTCTAGCTCACCCTCTGTAACTGTTACCATCTTAGACGACCCAGAGGTAAACTTGTTCATACCAAACAGTTCATCACCCTTAAAACCACTCTTGGTGTAGAATGCTTTCTCGTCCAGACGGCGAACCTTAATTCCCCCAGACGGGTACACATACTCTTGGCGATCAGGGTATGTCTTAACCCCGTAGTCTTCCATTGTCGTTGCACTGATGCCACGCATGGATTGATAACGACCCTCCCCTTGGGTCTCTATTTTCTTGGGGGTGTAGTCTACTACATTCATATCATCCCATTCCTTATTCCCACTGGTGGGGTATCTCTCTTTGGCCCAATCAAACATCTCTCGTTTGGATGGGTATCCTTGGTTGCAAGCGTGGCACTTCCCATAACCATCAGTGTTGTAACTGAAAGCATCAGAAGAGCCACACGACACATAAGGACACTCTTTGTGTGCTATTTCTGTCATGTGACCCTCCTGTTTGATTAGGCTTTACGGCGAGATTTAAACAACACGTTCTTATCACCTTCGCTTGTTAAGGTGTCTAGCTGTTCACGTTGTTTCCGCATGATGTACATAGCGGCGATTGTCATGTTGTTTACACCACCCTGAAACTTATTCATGTTCTTTTGCACAAAGAGTTCTGCATACTCCATGTTACGATCACAGATAGAGCCAAAAGCCTCTTGCTTACCAAACTCATTGGTGTAAGGCTTATCTTCAATGTCAACAATCTCACGGCGAGATAAGTAGTCACGCATATTTCGTATAGACGAGCCACCACGTTTGATAATCTTCTTAGCGTTATTTTCATTGGCGGGTAGGTCAAGATCCAAGCACTGTTGTTTCGCTGCATTCCACACTTTTGCTGTTACTGTCATATCAAGTTCTCCTAGTTTACGATAGATAGGTTTGGTTTGTCTGCTAAGAATTCTTCTAGTTCTGGTCCTACAAGATCAAAGACCTCTTTTAGCGACAAAAACCACTTAGCATAGTCTCTTGCAATGCTCATTCCTACGTCATCTTGGTTGTATCCTTCCATTACTCTGTCAAGCAACACCTGTGCTGCCTCTGTTGTTGTTCCTTGATATTGTTGACCAAACATCTGGGAAATACCCTTTATTGCACCCATAGCCTCGTCAACATTATACCTTGGTACGATAGGCATTCGTGCCTTACGTTCCTTTACCATCTCTGATGCCTCAAATGGTGTTATAGTACCACTGTCTAAATCCCCCTTTACATCTTCAAACTCAGGTCTGGTCTGAACATCACTATAATGGGTCTTAGCTTCCTTAACTTCTTCGGCGGTTACAGGTTTACCAGACGACACAATATCTTCACGTAGTTCCTCTGGAGCAGACAATAGTGCTTGCATAGTATCAGAACTAAAGTTTTTGAGGTTGCAACCTGAAAAAGTCTTCCTAATCCTGTTTAGTTGACTACCATATGGATAAGAAATCTGACAATCATCAGCAAACCTACCAACAAACCCTGCCATCTTGTTGTTGTCCAACAGGTAAATATCAGCGGCTTTGTTCATCCATTCTAGCTTACGATGAAAGGCACTGCCCATATCTATGTCAGCTTGCTTAAACCCATCGACGCAATCAAACCATGTGTAGTTTATTTCTGTCGTGGCCTTAGATATAAGTTCACCTAAGTATTCATCATCATCCATAACTTATGTTTCCTTTCTCTAGTAGTTATAGTATACCTAAGCAGAAAACTTAAGTTATACGTAAAGGGGACACTTGCTTATATGTACTTTTATCCTTTTCTAGCAACCTAAAAAGTTTAGAAAGTGCGATTTTTTCTCGTTTTGTTACGCCTTGGCGACTTATTTGCAACACATCTGCGACTTCTTGTTGTGTCATGTCTTCCCAGAACCGCATCTTGACAATCTGCCATTCGTCCTCTCGGAGGTTGCTGATAGCTAGTGCAGCCACAAAAGCAAGCCATTCCTTATGTTCATACAGATCTTCCGTGGATGGGTACTGTGACATATACTCTTCATACTCCACAGCTTCCCCATACAGCGCCTGTTGTAAGGCTGTAGCAGTCCAACCGTCTACATCGTCATCAGCACTCATTCCCTTTGCTTTCCCTTGTACAGGGATGTAAACAGGGCTTCGCTTGATGTTGTAGTACTCGTTCATCACCACCGCTGCAGACTTGTGTAGGACACTCTTACGGTTCTCTCCCTTAGCCATAAGGTCTAAAACACATATCACACCCTCAGACACAAGGTCATTATACTCTTGGGGGTCGTTGTATTTCCTTGCTAGGGAACGACACATCTTGATTATATCATCGTTATTCATCTGTAGACCTATTACCTTCCTCACGTTCTTTTGCTCTCTGACGTTCTTCATCTGTCATTTCACGGATCTTCTTGGCACGATCTACATGCCACTCTTTAGGTTCATTCGCCATCGTGCCACTCCACTACACGTCCTGTGTTCCATGAGTCAGCCTCAGCTTGTGCCTCAGCGTAACTATTGAATACTTGTACAGGTGTCATGGCAGTAAACATAGACCTATTCTCACGAACATAATCCCACTGCCCTAACTCAATCTCAAACATTACTGCATACTTCATCCGTCTTCTCCATACGGTCCGTAATAAAATCGTACACCACACCCATGTCCAACTTAGCTGCGGCACAGTAGAGGACTAGCTTCAGCCCTTCCTCTGCCAATAGACCACGGGTGTGGGCATCCATGTGAAACTTGTAGGTAGCTGAACCATCTTCATGTTCTTCGACAGTCTCAACGCCCAGTATTCCTACGTCAGTCATCTTTACTCTCCTTCGTTATCTGTCAGTGCATCCCACGACACAGGGAATAGCTCCAACATCACACGATCAATCTGTTGTGCTACTAGGCGTGTCTCAGCTTGAGTGTCAGGCTTACAACGTAGGTTAGCCATATCACTGAAGGCATCCAAGCTACCCGACCAGTACCACTCAGTCATCATATTCTGTGGTAAAATCGAACGAGCTTGTTCGGGTGAAATACCCTCGTTAATCATACTCTCGTAAGCTGTTAGTGCATTACGACAAGCAGCATGAAACAACATCTCACTATCTAGACTAATTTCCACTGGTCCCCCTGAGCCTTGCTTCTTGTCAGCACTACGGCTACGCCACTCAGGTTCATACAACTCAGGCGTGTCATCCACATATCGCTTCGACACTTCGTTCCAACGGAGAAACTTATGCTTCACAAGTTGACGTGCTACAAAGACTGGTGCCTTGACGTGAAAGGATGCAAAGGCATGACCGAAGGGGCTAATATGCCTGTGACTGGCTAGGTAACGGATCAACTTAGTGTCACGTAACTCGTCAAACTCTGTGTGCTGTTTACCAAAGCTGACTCGTGCAGCGTTCACTACTGATAAGTCACTACCCATGTGGTCAATATATGTTACTTTAATCATCAGAATGATACCTCTCCATTTTCATCACGGGGGTCACGAAAGTAACCCTTGTCTTTGTATTTCCACCGAGGGTCTACCACATCCTCTAAATCTTCTACTGGGCTTTGCTTTGGTAGGATGCCCATGTCCATCAAGAACAGGTCTAAGTTAACATTTTCCATCGTGGGACCACACTTCTTCCTCAGATAGTTTTACAACAAATATCTGGACATTCAAGGTTTCGTCTTTCTTGATACGGTTTTCTGCATCCTGCATGGCATGTTCTAGCTTATTGTAAGTGAATGCCAGCACATCCTCGACGTACACTTCGTAGTATTTTTCACGGGTTTCCATTGTTAGACCTCTTTGATTCGTATGTTACATCTATTTCGTAACCTTTTCTTCGCATATGCAACACAAACTTGTCAACCTCTTTTGGTGTCATACGGTGAGTACATATCACGTCACCATCATATGTGATATTCACTTTAGGTTTATTTTCCTTGAGGGGCTGTGTAGAATACATGATCGCCAATCCTTCCATCAAACTTGTAATGTTTTGCCCATGAGGGCCTCACAGAGAGCGCATGGTAGTGTGTAGAGGTTATCTCTGTGTACTCACTCCTAAACACATCTTCCGCTACTGCACGAGCTTGTTTCATAGCTCTCCACTCGATAAGGTCATCCTCGGCGTATTTCTCCATACGGTCAGGCTTT